ATGCAAACCGTTATTTTTGGTCGTTCGGGTTGCCCTTACTGTGTGCGTGCAAAAGATCTGGCTGAGAAATTGAGCAATGAACGCGATGATTTTCAGTATCAGTATGTAGATATTCGTGCGGAAGGGATCACTAAAGAAGATCTACAACAAAAGGCAGGTAAACCCGTAGAAACCGTGCCGCAGATTTTTGTCGATCAGCAACATATCGGCGGCTATACCGATTTTGCTGCATGGGTGAAAGAAAATCTGGACGCCTGATCGTCTGACAAGCCCTCGCGTTGAGGGCTTTACTGATTTTTTCTGTGCTGTGGTTTAAACAAACTACTGATAAATAAGAAACACAGTGCCCCCAGCGCACACCAGAACACCGCGCTTAGTAACCATGCCAGCTCTTGCCAGAATGAGCGCGTCGGTGAAAAAAACAGCCGCATAATGAGCATCGAACAGGGTGCCGCCAGCATTGCGCCAAACAGAGGTTTCAGGACTTCTCTACGCTGTGAAAAGAAGCTGGCGACTGCTCCAGGAAGAATGAAAAATAGCAAGCCGATTTCAGGATGCCCGGCAGCCCGAAAAGCGCCTTTCATGTGCGTCGCCAGAAAAAGGCACACCACAATGAAGAGGACAAAACAGCAGATTGCCCCCGCCCAACGTTGTTTATGTTTCACTCGTTCCTCCTGACACTGCGTCTATCGAACACATTTTTCGCCAGTGTGGCGTTCAGTAAGATAAAGCCGCTTCGCATTCCATGCTAATATAGGCCAACGCAATTCATATAGCCGTTGATACCTAATGTGATTACACTAGTAAAATATATTGTTACTTTACTATCGTTTAGGTGCGCTGAATGAATCTGCGCCCTGAATTCTGGTAAAAAACATTATCGTAAATTACCATTTCTTTCAACAGCTTACTAGTAAACAAGAAGTTAGCCTCCGTGAATATAAACGTCGCCGAATTGTTAAATGGGAATTACATTCTGTTATTATTTGTGGTCCTCGCGCTTGGGCTATGTCTCGGAAAGTTACGACTTGGTTCGATCCAACTGGGTAATTCCATTGGCGTTTTAGTCGTATCGCTGTTATTAGGCCAACAACATTTCAGCATTAACACCGATGCGCTTAATCTTGGCTTTATGCTGTTTATTTTCTGCGTCGGGGTCGAAGCCGGACCGAACTTTTTTTCCATTTTTTTTCGCGATGGGAAAAATTACCTAATGTTAGCACTGGTGATGGTTGGCAGTGCGCTGGTGATCGCCTTAGGGTTAGGTAAGCTGTTTGGCTGGGATATTGGCCTGACGGCCGGTATGTTAGCAGGCTCTATGACGTCGACACCGGTTCTGGTCGGTGCTGGCGATACACTGCGTCATTCCGGCATGGAAAGCAGGCAGCTCTCACTGGCACTGGATAATCTGAGCCTCGGGTATGCCTTAACCTATTTAATCGGTCTGGTGAGTTTGATTGTTGGTGCGCGTTACTTGCCGAAATTGCAGCATCAGGACTTACAGACCAGCGCCCAGCAAATCGCCCGCGAACGTGGCCTGGACACTGATGCCAACCGTAAGGTTTATTTACCGGTGATCCGCGCCTATCGCGTCGGCCCGGAACTGGTGGCCTGGACCGACGGCAAAAATCTGCGTGAACTGGGTATTTATCGACAAACCGGCTGCTACATTGAACGTATTCGACGTAACGGGATTCTGGCAAATCCAGACGGTGATGCCGTGCTACAAATGGGCGATGAAATAGCGTTGGTAGGCTATCCCGACGCCCATGCCCGACTCGATCCCAGCTTCCGTAACGGTAAAGAAGTTTTCGATCGTGACCTTCTCGACATGCGTATCGTCACTGAAGAAGTGGTCGTTAAAAACCATAACGCTGTAGGTAAACGTCTCGCACAACTGAAGTTGACCGATCACGGTTGCTTCCTTAACCGCGTCATTCGTAGCCAGATTGAGATGCCGATAGATGACAACGTCGTGCTTAACAAAGGTGACGTTTTACAAGTCAGCGGCGATGCCCGCCGCGTAAAAACCATCGCCGATCGCATCGGCTTTATCTCGATTCACAGCCAGGTCACTGACCTGCTGGCATTCTGCGCCTTCTTTGTTATTGGGCTGATGATCGGGATGATCACCTTCCAGTTCAGCACATTCAGTTTCGGCATGGGGAACGCTGCCGGGTTGTTATTCGCCGGAATTATGCTGGGCTTTATGCGTGCTAACCACCCGACCTTCGGTTACATTCCGCAGGGTGCATTAAGCATGGTGAAAGAGTTCGGCTTGATGGTGTTTATGGCAGGCGTTGGTCTGAGCGCCGGTAGCGGTATTAATAACGGCCTGGGCGCGATTGGCGGTCAGATGTTGATTGCCGGATTGATTGTCAGTCTGGTGCCCGTGGTTATCTGTTTCTTGTTCGGTGCTTATGTATTGCGAATGAACCGCGCGCTGTTGTTCGGCGCAATGATGGGCGCACGTACCTGCGCGCCGGCAATGGAGATCATCAGTGATACAGCTCGCAGTAACATCCCGGCGCTGGGCTATGCGGGCACCTATGCAATCGCCAACGTCCTGCTGACGCTGGCAGGGACAATCATCGTCATGGTATGGCCAGGATTAGGATAAAACTGAAGTTGCCCTGAAAATGAAATTTTTTTGCACAACCGCAGAACTTTTCCGCAGGGCATCAGTCTTAATTAGTGCCACTGCTTTTCTTTGATGTCCCCATTTTGTGGAGCCCATCAACCCCGCCATTTCGGTTCAAGGTTGATGGGTTTTTTGTTGCCTGAAATTTATGCTGTTTAAAATCATGATGTTAGAAGCACTGTTTTTTAACGATGGCGACAAAATGGCGGCAGCGTCAAAGAGAGAGCGCCACCTGTCCTGATTTCATTGGATGCGGCTGAACCGGATTTGACTCTTTTGGCGTTGCAATCGAACGAACAAAAGTTTCATGGGTAACAAAAGTATGGCTGCAGTTAATGTTCTGGCACTGGTTGTAACGCTCTTTGGTCAATGAAGATACCTGAAAACTGCTGCGAGTATGGGCGGCACTTCCACACAGTGGGCAAATCATCATTTTTCGAGTTCTCCCCATTTTTGCTAAATTCACAATAATGATACCGCATTATTCCATTTTGCAAACTTAAAAGTTCTCCATTGCGAAGAATCATTCCATTTCGAAATCATCAATCCTCACTTCAAGCTCCAGACTGGTCGTAAAACCGTTATCCGGGCTGACGGTATGCGTCAGAGTCGTAATGCTCCATTCCGCATCATCTATCGGCTGTTTAAAGCCACTGACTTTCACTGGCATTTCCGTGTAGAGATCTGCCCGCCCTTCCGCCAGTTGTAGCGAGAATGACGCAACGCCGCGTTGCAGGCGTTCCCACTGCATTTTCGCTGCCCGTTCAGCGTTGCTCCGGTTGGCATAAGTGCGATTAAGTACCAGCACGTTTTCATCCGTCCCCACCAGGTAATCGCCCTGCTTCGCTTCCGGCTCTTTCTTCTGCTTCTTAGTCCTGCGCTTACGCTTCACCGTAGTGCTTTCTTTCTTCGCGGGTTCGCGGGTATGCAACCAGCTGGCAATTACCCCCGTGTAAGCTCCGCGATCTGCCAGGGTAAAGCGGTGACTGTCGCCGTCCTTACGTGTGATAGTAATCACCGGCAGTGGTTTACCGCTGGCGCTTTTGCCCTGTCCCTGCCGGATGAATAACAGATTGCCATTTTTCACCGATGCAATGGCACCGTACTGGCGCGCCAGCCGCATCAAAAAACTGCCGTCACTCTCATTAGTCTGGTCTATATGCTCCACGGGCTTATCCGACAGGTCTTTACCCAGTGCCATCTTCAGCTTGTGCCGCGCGGCTATTTCCTTCACCACTTCCCCGATGGTGGTGTTATGCCACGATTTTTCACGGCGGGTATTCAGCGTTTCCCGAAAATCAGCACTTCGCGCCCGGATAGTCAGGCGGTCCGGTGCGCCAGTGTGTTCAATCTCGTCCACCGTGAATGCCCCTTTCGGGAAAAGCGGCTGCCCCTTCCAGCCCAGCGCCAGCGTAATGACCGCACCACGGCGCGGCAGCACGATTTTTCCGTCGGCGTCGTCCAGCTCCAGATCAAGTTGGTCCGCTTCAAAGCCCCGATTGTCCGTCAGCGTCAGACTCATCAGGCGGTTATCCAGCACAGTGGTGATATCCTTCCCCTCAATACTGATGCTGAATGCGGGAGTTTTGTTTCCTTTGTTAAGCAGTTCAGAGCTGAAATTCACGACAGCAGCCCTCCCACCGTTTTACTGATATCGCTTAAGGCAGACGTTGCCGTGTCCTGCAGATTATTCAGTTGAGTACTGAGATCACCGAACATATCGGACAGGGATTCATCCACCCGTTTTAGCGAAAGGGTGAACTCAATCCTGCGCGGCATACCGTCGCGGAAAAACTCCGTTTTAGTCTGATTCAGTCCCTCAATCACATACATGCCGTAAATCGTGCCGCTGCCTTCAATCAGGGGCCATGCTTTCCCCTGTTCTGCCATCTGCTCCAGTGCCAGCAACGACAGCCTGCCGCCTGTTATCTCCGGCATAAGAACACCGGAAAGCGTCAGCATGTCGTTTTCCGGTCCCAGAAACTGCGTGGACGGACGACGGTTTACCCGGCTGTTTGCCGCATGTCGCCAGCTGCGTTGATACTGCAGTTCCTGATACGGAACGGTGCGCAGCATAAACACGTACAATCCCAGCACCATCATCATGCGTCGTATCCCCCCTGATCGCTGTAGTTACTCCTGGCTTTTGCCTTCAGCCTGCGTTCACGTTCATCAAGCTGGCGTGCCACCTCCCGCGCAATATCCTGCGCACTTTGTCCTGGCTGCGTCTGAATGATGATCTGCGTCGGTGCCTCAATCCGTTGAACGAGCGGCACAGTGGCTGCGCGACTCACAATTGCTTCTCCACCTTTCGCGGGAAGTGCCAAAGGGTGCAACGGTGGAAGCTCTGCTGGCGCGGCAGCAACGCCCATCATTCCGGCAACAACGGCAGCCAGTGCAGCTGTATTTCTCCGGCTGGTCACATTTGCCGGGCCGTTAACAATTTCCGGCCCGTTTTCACCGACGATGCCAAACTGCCCACGCGGGATATAGCCGCCGCTGTCATACATCCCCGCAAAGCCATATCCCCATGACGGAAAACCACCCGATGGCATCATCACTTTACCGTCTGCATTCACCGTCGCAGGTTGCTGACGCGTCACGCTTTCCGGCAGTTTCGCCTTTGCAGCCTCTTTACTGACAATGCCGAGTTTATCCAGCAACCAGGAAACGCCAGATTTCAGGGAGTCCAGCGGATGCATAACCATATTCAGCCCTTCCGCCAGTGCCTCCCCGAATCGTCGCCCCATTGCCGCTGCGCTCTGCAGTTCGGCAGAGGTCGACTTAACGGGCGTCAGCAGATCAGTAAACCAGCCCCAGAGCGCCTGCACTTTGTCGCCAATCCACTGAAACACAGGCTTAAGTGGTTCGAATGCTGCACTGACGGGACCTGCCGCCGCTTTGAATCCTTCCACCACGCCACCAAGAAATGCGGTGATGGGTTGCCAGTATTTCCAGACAACCAGCGCCACGCCCGCCAGTGCAGTAACCACAAGACCTATCGGACTGAGCAGAGCACCTAACAGACCAGATACGGCATACAGGGCAACGCGCAGCATCGCCAGTGGACCAGATGCCAGTACTCGCAGCACCGTGCCTGCGGCGACCAGTCCACCGCGCAGTACCGCCAGAGGATTCATAAACATCACAGCAACAGCACGTAAACCGGATAATCCAGACCGCAAAAGTGCAACCGGCGCACCTGCTACAGTTTTCATGACATTTCCCGTCAGTGATGCCGTGCGGCGCAAAGATGACAACGGTGCAGTAAGTAAACCCGCAACCACACAAACCGCAGGCGGGGAAAGCCTTCATTCAAGGCTGTAGGTTTGTGCCATGAACACCACACTGACACCCGCAGATCTCGATCCCCGTCGGCAGGCCATGCTGCTGTACTTTCAGGGATACCGCGTAGCCCGCATTGCTGAAATGCTGGGCGAGAAAGTTGCAACCGTTCACAGCTGGAAAAAACGCGACAAGTGGGGTGACTATGGGCCGCTGGATCAGATGCAGCTCACCACCGCCGCACGCTACTGCCAGCTCATTATGAAGGAGCACAAAGAAGGGAAAGATTTCAAAGAGATTGACCTGCTGGCGCGCCAGTCGGAGCGCCATGCGCGGATCGGCAAGTTTAACAATGGCGGCAACGAAGCCGACTTAAACCCTAACGTCGCCAACCGCAACAAAGGCCCGCGCCGTCAGCCGGAAAAGAACGTTTTCACCGATGAACAGATTGAGAAGCTGGAAGAAATCTTCCATTCCTCCATGTTCAACTACCAGCGCCACTGGTGGGAAGCCGGAAAAACCAACCGCATCCGCAACCTGCTGAAGTCACGCCAGATCGGCGCGACCTTCTATTTTGCCCGTGAAGCCCTGATTGACGCCCTGCTAACCGGGCGTAACCAGATTTTCCTTTCCGCCAGCAAGGCTCAGGCCCACGTCTTTAAGCAGTACATCATCGACTTCGCCAAAGAAGTGGAGGTGGAGCTGAAAGGCGATCCGATGGTGCTTCCTAACGGGGCCACGCTGTACTTCCTCGGCACCAATGCCCGCACGGCCCAGAGTTACCACGGCAACCTGTATCTGGATGAATATTTCTGGATACCGAAATTCCAGGAGCTGCGCAAAGTGGCTTCCGGTATGGCTATTCACAAAAAATGGCGACAAACCTATTTTTCCACGCCATCCAGCCTGACACACAGTGCTTATCCGTTCTGGTCCGGTGCGCTGTTCAACCGAGGGCGCAACAAAGCCGATAAGGTGGACATCGACCTGTCCCACAGCAATCTGGCCCCCGGCCTGCTGTGCGCAGACGGGCAGTACCGCCAGATAGTCACTGTGGAAGATGCGGTGCGCGGCGGCTGTAACCTGTTCGACCTCGACCAGTTGCGCATGGAGTACAGCCCGGACGAATACCAGAACCTGCTGATGTGTGAGTTCGTGGACGATCTCGCGTCTGTGTTCCCACTCAGCGAGCTGCAGGCGTGCATGGTAGACAGTTGGGAAGTCTGGACCGACTTTCATGCACTGGCCCTGCGCCCGTTTGGCTGGCGCGAAGTGTGGATCGGATATGACCCGGCGAAAGGTACGCAGAACGGCGACAGCGCCGGATGCGTGGTGGTGGCGCCGCCAGCCGTGCCGGGCGGTAAGTTCCGCATTCTTGAGCGTCACCAGTGGCGCGGAATGGACTTTCGCGCCCAGGCTGACGCCATCAAAAAACTGACCGAACAGTACAACGTGACCTATATCGGTATCGACTCAACCGGCGTTGGTCACGGGGTTTACGAGAACGTGAAAGCGTTTTTTCCTGCCGTCCGGGAGTTTGTCTACAACCCCAACGTTAAAAACGCCCTGGTACTCAAGGCCTACGACATTATCAGCCACCGCCGTCTGGAGTTTGACGCCGGACACACCGACATAGCGCAGTCCTTTATGGCAATCCGTCGCGCCACCACCGCCAGTGGCAACCGCCCGACCTATGAAGCCAGCCGCAGCGAAGAAGCCAGCCACGCCGATCTGGCCTGGGCAACGATGCACGCACTGTTTAACGAACCGCTGCAGGGCGAATCCGCCAATACCAGCAATATTGTGGAGATTTTTTGATGGGAAAGAGTAAGAAGAACCGCGCTGCGGCGACGAAACAGATCCAGCTTAAAAGTCAAACTACAGCCGAAGCATTCAGCTTCGGCGATCCCGTTCCTGTTCTGGACCGCCGAGAACTGCTGGATTATGTGGAATGCGTACAGATGGATCGCTGGTATGAGCCGCCCGTCAGTTTTGACGGACTGGCACGAACCTTCCGCGCCGCTGTGCATCACAGCTCCCCCATCAGTGTTAAGCGTGACATTATCAGCAGTACCTATATTCCGCATCGTCTTCTCAGTCAGCAGGCATTTACCCGTTTTGTGCAGGACTATCTGGTTTTTGGTAACGGCTACCTGGAGAAGCGCACGAACCGTTTCGGTGAAGTTATTTCGCTGGAGCCTGCACTGGCAAAATACACCCGGCGCGGGCTTGACCTTGAAACATACTGGTTTGTGCAATACGGTATGTCCACCCAGCCATATCAGTTCACGAAAGGCAGCATCTTTCATCTGATGGAACCGGACATCAACCAAGAAATCTACGGCCTGCCCGGTTATCTTTCTGCTATTCCATCCGCCCTGCTCAACGAGTCTGCCACGCTGTTCCGCCGCAAGTATTACATTAACGGCAGTCATGCAGGCTTCATCATGTACATGACCGACGCCGCGCAGAACCAGGAGGATGTAAACAACCTCCGCAACGCGATGAAAAGTGCCAAAGGTCCTGGTAACTTCCGTAACCTATTTATGTACTCGCCAAACGGCAAAAAGGACGGGCTTCAGATCATCCCGTTGTCAGAAGTCGCGGCGAAGGATGAGTTTTTGAATATCAAGAACGTCAGCCGTGATGACATGATGGCGGCACACCGTGTGCCGCCACAAATGATGGGTATTATGCCGAATAATGTTGGGGGGTTTGGGGATGTAGAAAAGGCAAGCCGTGTCTTTGTCCGCAACGAGTTGATACCTCTGCAGAAACGCCTACAGGAACTTAACAACTGGTTGGGCGATGAAGTTATACGTTTCGAGCCGTACACTTTAGATATTCAGAATGAAAAGAAATAAAAGTTAGCGAATAAAAATCATTAGTATAGGCCGCAAACTGAGCGGCCTTATTCATTACCAATTTCTTTTTTCGGAGTTTAGCCAATCACCGCATGGATAATATCTTGACGCCCATTCACCTTGTAAACGAGCTACAAACAGAATATCGTTACTATCGACCTTGGCTTGGAGTCCGTCACGCAGTTGAGTTGCGGTCAGCGTTGTATCTACTAACCAAAATGATTCAAGATATTTACAGTATGTAAATTGCTTTAGATAGTCAAAAACTTCATCGTAGTTTCTTCCCGGAGCCTTCAAGTCATAGGTTATACAATAAATAGCCATTCTCTAAGCTCCGCATTTTTTATCATTTGGGGAACATCTTAACCTGCGACATTTGCGGCAATACGATTGAGGGATCAGCCGCTCTCCTTCCATAGTTCTAAAACCAAACACTTCTTCAATTTTGTTCAAATCACCACTTGCAATAACCCCACAGCAGGGGCAGACAGCCTCAATTTGAAATGCCATGTCTATCTCCATTCCACATGTTGAATGTAGGGTAATACTTCCTTTCAAGCAAAAATGAGACAAGGATCTTAAAACCTAATTTAAACTTGCTTGCGCGCGCTCGTATCCCCGCCACGCCTGCCCGCTTTATGTAGTGGTTTTCATGCAGATGCATGCTCTACGCAAAAGCCCGCCAGTTCTGGCGGGCTTTTGCAAAAACGATCCTCAAACGATCATGCGATTTCATGCAGCATAGACATGCAAAGTAGAAACTGCTATTTAACGTCCGGCGTTTGCGCTGTGGGGGATACTTTTCCATCTAGCGTATTTACAATTGAGAGGGGGTAAATTCCCATTTCAATTCCACAGATCACGTCGTAACGAGCCTGCGCTTTCTCTCGCATTTCTGGAGAAACAGGGGACGATGGTGCATTTAAAACTGCTTCGGCTTGCTTCTTCAGAGCCTTCAACCGCCTTTTCAGTTTGATTTCTTGCGGATCAACAGCATAAATCGTCCATGCAAAAGTAAAAACTTCGCTTAAAAGAATTGACACCATCGGTATTGAAGCAATGTAAAGGTCTTTCCATGTTGGATCTGTAATGAAGCTAGCCAGCTTTATTAGGAAAAGGCCTACACCGCCGCCACCTGTAACACCGACTGCTTTACCGCTTGTTTTCTTTTGTTCAGGCATGAGAGGCTGACTCCTTCCTCTCACGCTTATTTTTCTCTGCTATATCATCGATGAGCTTTATTAACTCATCATCATTGTTTATATAAATATTTGTTTTATAGACATTTTTGTTTGCATCAGTATAAGTGATAGAAACTTTTGTTTCGACAATAACTCGATCGAGCAGGCTACGTATAGCCACTCTAGCACCTATAAATATAGCTGGAGCTGCAACAAGCAGCCCCAACCATCCTAACACACTAATATCTATAGACATTTTTAATCCGCATCAGGTTTTATTTTTCTATCTTTGGCGGCAAAGTGTCGACCCACTTTGATGATCGATAACTTTTCGTCTACCTGGCCACCGGAATCTTTCACAATTTTCTTCATCTTCACAGCAAACAATTCGCCAAAAATTTTGGGGGCGTCTGGTCCAGTAACAAGCTTGATGAACTCATTATCTTCCATTCTGACATTGCGCTTTTCACCGCCAAACTCAACACGCCAGCCACTTTTTTTGTCAGTATGCGCCGAAACGAATGTCACGGTTGTTTCAAATTCGTCAACTTCTTCTTTGGTTTCAAAGAGAACTTTTGGCGACTTAAACTCTTCTGCCTCATCTTTATGAATTTTGAGGATTTCTTTCTTAGAGGTGCGCGATTTTTTTACCACAAAATTGTCGATACCATCTTGTAACAGAGGCTGTCTGACAAACGCGTCAACAGCCTTACGAATCTCTGGGGCATTAACGATTTTTTCGACATCTTCAGAGCAAACAATCTCTTCACCATCGACTTTCAGCTTAACTTTGTCACTACCGTTAGCTTTCTCGACTATGTCGATCTTACGCCCGTTAAGCTTCTTGAGAACCTCTAAAACTGTAGCACCGCCAACGGCTAAAGGAATGGCTGACAAACCTAAAATTTGTACAACATCTTTAGCATTAGCTAGATGTTGTACAACCTCAATATCAAACCCAAAGGAACCGGCTATCAATTCAGCGTCAACGTTAACTTCAATGTCTCGCCCTCCGTTTACAATCTCATTTGCAGAGTAGATAGCCTCACCTAGCCCCTGCAAACTTTTCGCAAACGAAAGAATATCCATCTTATGATCGTCGAGAGCTTTGCCTTGATACACAATACTTACTGATTGAGTCTTATCCGCCATTGAGTTCAGATCCGTTGCCAATAAAATGCGCGCGATTTTACGCCCATCACTATGTTTAATCTATCTATTAATCATTTATCCCTCTAGCTGTCTACTATCGGACTCAAAAAACATGACTCATTACAAACGAAACCTATCAATGCAGCCAGCTGTCGTCTTCCCACACCTTCTGCATAATTTTCATCACTTGCTTCCTTTCTTCGTCCAGTTGCAGTCCGGTCAGTTCCACACCGTTAGAGCTACCTTTGCGAATGCGAATTACCGTTTTGGGATACAGGGGGCGCAGATTGCGGTAAAGCTCGGATTCAAGGGCGTCCAGGGTAGACTGGCTAATCTTCTGCTCTTTATCGATCATTATTTCAATGCGCATAAAAGTCACCTCAGCTGATGACATCCATTGAGCGGTTGTATTCGTGGGTTCTGATTTTTGCCATGAGTTCATCTGTCAGTTCAGAAACCCACTGCAGGGCCAGCCCCTTCTCTTCATCACTACACTCACTAGCCGCTACAAGCTTAAGAAAAAAATCAATGCGCTGGAGCTTCAAAGACTCCAAAAAATAGTCCTGCATCTTTCCTCCTATGACACCACAAGCAATACTGTACGCATAACCACTGTTTATATTTACAGTATATAATAATCTTACTGATGTAAAACGTTTTTTTACGTTCATCAGTCTGATATACCTGGTATTATTAAGAGCACGAATTGTTAACCCGCGTAATTAATACAGGTTCCGCCACTTATCATCTTCCTGCAAACGCTGGTTCCGATAGAAAATACGCAGGCCTGCTCCTGACGGAATACTGCCGCCGCGAAGGAGTAAATCGACCTCTTTCTCGCTGCCATCAAATCCCCTGGACTTCAGTTCATACACGAGCTGCAGTCGCTGATGGTCTGTAATTCGCTGTTTGTAGTCTTTACGCCGTTTCGGTTTCACCAGGCGTAACCTTGCTGCCAGTTCCCGGCGCTCTTTTTTGCTCATACTGTGCAGGTAATCGTGCAACTCCTTGTCATCCATGCGGGTGATATCCGTTCTGGTATCTCCATCAGCTGATTTGTCTTTCCCTTGTTGGTACAAATTTTCAGCAAGGGGACAGTTATTGCCACGAGTCCAAGGGGCGCAAGCGCCCTGGTCGGCTGCCGCCTCCTGAACGTCAACGGCTTTACGAACCATTTTCCACTTCACTGCATGAGTGCAGATCTTGCCCTCTGCAATGGGTGACCAGATGCCATAAATACGAATGCCGTGATCGCCATAGGCGGTCGGCTCTTCGTTGATTTCATAAGCGGTTCTGATGAGGTGATATTTACGGGGAACCAGTACGCCGCCCTGCTTCATGATGTAGGTGGCAAAACAACCAGCATCAGCAGCAGCCAGAATGGCATCAAGACGCGGGTTATCCAGTACCGGCGCACCTGCTTTTTTGTCACCCTGTTGCCTTGCCGCCTGACCAGCCAGCAAGCGAAGTTCACGGTAAGCCTGACGCCCCGGAATACCAAAGAAGCGGAATTGCTGAACACGATGCAGAGACGCCCAGGCATTCACGTATTCAGCGTTATCACGCAGAGATTTACCCGTTTCCTTGCTGATCTCGCCAGCCAGACCACGACCGTCAATGTTCTTACTGATATATTTCGCGATGTAGCTTGTCGGCGTTCCTTTGCGCGGGTTAATCAACTCAGACTTAAAGCGCGGCCCAGTGTTATTGCCCAGCTCCTCGCGGTCTTCACGGATGGCAAACTTACGCAGTAATGCAGTGATGGCACGGCGGTCTTTTTTGCGCATGAAACACAACAGGTGCCAGTGAACTGTGCCATCATGATGCGGCTCAGCCACCCGCACGCCATACCAGCGCAACCCGGCTTTGTGCATCGCCTTACGAAATGCAGCAAACATGCCGACCAGATAATCGCTGCTTTGTCTTACCGTCGCGTTTGTCCAGGTCGGGTTTGGTCTGCCGTTATTTAGCGTGGAATGGAAACGCGACGGACAGGTGATAGTGTAGAAAACGGCGCAGTCACCGCGCATTTCCGCGATAAGCTCCAGACCTTTAACACAGGCCATCATCTCATTGCGGCGATGCGCAGGGTTGCTGCTGCTGGCGTTTACCACATCCTCCATGTCCAGCGTGTCGCCGTCTTCGTTCACCAGTTCATGAGAACGGAAAAACTCCAGCGACTTACGGCGCTGCTCACGTTTATGCATCACGGCTTCATAGCTGACATAAGGAGATGCTTTTTTGCTGACCAGGCAAACAGCGCGCAACTGCTCTTCCCGCCATTCGCAACGCATCTTCCATAATTTCCGATACCACCAGTCGGCGCACAACATACGCGCCAGCGAACCCGGAATGAGTTCATACGGCACGGGTTTACGGCGGTTTCTTTTCCGACGGAGTTGCTCAAACGCAGGTGGGATGACATCCAGACGCAGGGTTTCCGCTGCCACCTTTTCCCATGTCTTGCGGATTTCTTCTGGCTTAACGTCATCGGTGGCATACAAATCACCACAAGCTGCATCAAGGCACATACTCATATGCGCAGCTACCAAGGTGGACAGGCGTTTCACCTGATCCTGACTCATTTCAGGCAGGATCAGCAGGCCGTCCAGCCCTTCATGGCTTGCCATAAAGCGAAAAGATGCAGATAGCTGACTGTCGCGTACATGCTCCAGTCGTTCCAGACATGGCTTAATCGTCTCACGTAAATAGCGGGAATAAGCCTTTGGCCTGCCCAGGCTGCTGAAGTATTCAATACGTTGCATCAGCGGCTTGCTGATATGGGAAGGCTGGGCGTTGACGTCCGCCAGAATGACCATGTCTGAATTAAAACGCTGCTGCTCATGCGCCAGCTTTGCCCGGCTAATGAGCTTATCCTGCTCCATTTCGCGCTGGACAGGATCACGTGATTCATTAAAGAAATAACGCTCCCAGACCTGATCACTCAGTGCCTCGCGGCGCAACTGTTCCTGCTCGTTATCGGCAGCGTACAGAGTGATCAGGTTTGAAAGCGTAGAAACCGGCGCAACTTCCGCCGGGTCCAGATAAGGGTTAATGGCCTTTTTCGGGCTGTTCCATGAGAATGCTGCGGCAGCCTCGTTAAAGCCGCAGCAGTTGTTCATATCGGCATGACTCATGCACGTACTCCGTACACGGCAGAACTATCCACGCCACGCGAATAATCAAATCCCATCCAGCAGCGCGGCCCGGAAACAGCAATGATTTCTGTTGCTGATTTACCCTCGCCAGCTGCCACACCGATGCTGCGTTTTACCTTGATATAGTGGTGAGTAAAATTGCGATACAGCGAACGGATCAGGGATGTGTCACTGTTAGAAACAATGACCGGATGTCCTTCTGATGACCGATGTTCAAGAACGGATGCCAGGTGATACTGGTCATCTTCAGTGAAACCATCAGTGTGATAGCCGGAAAACGTACCGTCATATGGCGGATCGCAATACACCACATCTCCCGCCTTCAACATCGCCAGCGTTTCATCAAAGCTGGCGCAGATAAACGTTGCTCGCTGGGCTTTTTCTGCAAATGTGCGAAGTTCTTTTTCAGGGAAATACGGATTTTTATAATTACCGTAGGGAATGTTGAAATGCCCGCTCTTGTTATAGCGACATAAACCACGGTAACCGTGACGATTGAGATACAGGAAATATACCGCTTTCATGAAATCAGTAATTTCAGTTGAGCAGTTAAACTCCTGCCTTATGTTGTAATAAGCCACCTCCCTGTTTGCGATCTCAAATAAAACTCTGGCGCGAGATATAAACGATTCACAATCAGCGGCAACCTTTTTATAGAGGTTGATTAAATCAGGATTAATATCCGCAACCAGATAGCTGGGATAATCCGTTTCCATCATCACAGCACAGGAACCCGCGAAAGGTTCAACCAGTCGCGGGCCAGCAGGAAGGTATTTTTTCAGTTCTGGCATAATGGCGGTTTTATTTCCCGCCCATTTCAGGATGGTGCTCATACAGCACCTCCGTTGTAATGTTTGCCTTTCAGTTCTGCGATTTCCTGACAGGTAATGCAAAGCTGCACTCCCGGAATGGCGCGGCGTCGTGCTGGCGGAATTGGCGCTTCACATTCAATGCAAAGTACGCGTGACACGCCCGGTGATTTGGCACGGGCTGCACGGATATGGCGCTGGCGTTCTTCTTCAACGCGCTGCTGTACGAGATCCATTGCATCAGCCATTAGTGGATCTCCTGCGCTTCGTTCTGGATTGCTTCAGCAGTCACGCGCAGCAGTTCTGCCGCTTCCACGTGGTTTAGCTGGCGGGATGAGATATGACACGCCAGGCTATCAAGGCGAGCAGCCATTGCTTCAGCCCTTGCCCGGCGTTCTTCCAGACGAGCCTCTGTCAGTAAAATATTAAGCCCTGCGTCATCCGGTCCGGTTTTAGTCGTGAGGGTTTCAATATTACGCATAATCAATTCTCCTGAATTTAGATAAAGGGATGCCCGGCGGGTTTACGCCATTAATTTCATTAGTTGGTTAATTCGGCATGGTTAGCCGTCTGGGAAATAAGCTCACCACTGCACGAAAATGATTCATTGCTTTAATCAGCTCCCGCTTTTCGTCAGTGGTCAGCTCATTAATGCTGATGCTATGACGTTCAGCTGGAATTTTTGCCATAAAGAATATGGCAGCCAGTGCCCGTTTATTTTGTTCATTATTGATATCCCGTGGATCACGCATATCTTTAATAAACCGCTCAAGCTCTGACTCAATATTCAGGCCAAAAACTTTCGCCCTTAACTCCGCAATGTGATTAAGTCCATTCAGGCGTTCACCGGGGCTTAATGGAACAGTTGCTGCAGCGCCATTAATTGCCATACTTCATATCCCCCAAACGCAGCTATCGTTCTTTGTTCTTACGGTAACGCTCAAGAGGAGATACATTTTTTCGTATCGTCTCTTTAACCTGCTCTCCCCGTAAAAACGTCCCATCCTTTAACGTGAAAAAGTAACTGCCATCGCCCGACAATGACGGATAGCAACAGAGCAAATCACCTTCAGGTACTGAATAACTCTCCCCTCTGTAACGAAACTGATAAACCACTTCACTTTCTGCCGCATACATTTGGACTTTCTCCGTTTCCTCGTGGTCAATTCAGACAGCAATTCATCTTGTGAATGACATGGATGCCAGCGTTTTCCATCCTCACCCGTGATCCAGCCGTGACCGTAGTGCATTGCCGGGCTTTGTTTTACCAGCAGCGATGCAAATGATGGTTCTTTCGTCAGCATAAACACCTCACAGCAAACCGAATGAAGCACCAAGGCCAGTCATGGTATCAACTGCACTCGCCATCGCAGGATTAGCCTGTAAACGGGCTTGCAATGAAACAGCAGCCAGAGCCATCAGTCGTGTTACAGAGTTAATGCTGCTGATAGCATCACGACGACCGGCACTAGTTTTTACATCACCAGATACCGCACCTGCTGCAACACGCCCGATCTCTGCAGTTGCGCTCATGACGTAATGCGGCAGTTTCTCTTTTGCTACCTCATTAATCGGTACACATGGCAGACAATGAATCTGTGCCAGAAAACCATCTACCAACGTTGAATCTTCAGTCAGATCGGTAAGCAGCCAGATTTCTGGTGCGGTTAATAAATGAGGTTGAGCTGGGTTCAGCTTGTTCCGCAGAATCTGCACATTCATGCCCGCACGTTCTGCCAGTTGCACCAGATTGTGGCGCAGTGCGAATGCACGACAGGCTTCATCAAAATGTGGATGTTTGGAAACTTGGTAATCAAACATGGTCGACACCTCTGATGTATCCCAAAATGGAACTAGTTGAATACAACATTGCAATCAGTAAGTGCATCAACGGTAAGAGCAGCAAGGTTGATCATTACCTTTTCTCTTTTCTTGTCTTTACGAAGACGATGCCGAGGAATGCGACCATCCGCCAACATATCGTTGATTGTGTCGATTGAAAGACCAGTAAGTTCGCTATAACGCTCGATTGTGACGTGTGGCGTATTCAGAGTTATTGAAATGTTAGGGGTCATGATGCAACATCTCCTATTGGCTTGTGGTGAGCCTGTAGTAATCGTGACAAGTACCCAATTGGGTACAAAACTGATACTAGGATCGCAAAAGAGATATGTCAACATCAAAGTACCCAAGTGAGATCAAAATAAATCCCAATAAAGGTGGTAAGGCTGCGATTGAGCGATTAGTCGAAGCCTATGGCTTTACGACACGACAGGCTTTAGCTGATCACTTGGAAGTATCAAAAAGCACACTAGCGAACAGGTATTTGCGGGATACATTTCCTGCTGACTGGATAATCCAATGTGCTCTTGAAACAGGAACCTCCCTCAAATGGTTAACTACCGGACAAGGCCTTAAGCAAAGCTCGCTGACAGCAGCTACAGAAGAGCTTGTTAAGTTTCGCCTTGCCGCAGGCAAAATGATTGAAGACGGTTCATATGTCTTCGATTCATCATTTCTTCCTGCAAACCTTTCATCACCAATTGTTGTTCAGGATGGACTCGTCACATACATTTGTGATCAAAAATTTTCTGAAGTACTTGATGGAAACTGGTTAATCAATATCGACGGAACCTATTCCATTCGAAAAATCACAAGGCTTCCTAAAGGAATGATTAAAATTACAACAGCAGAGAATAGCTTTGAATGTGCATTTTCTGATATTGAAGTGGTTGCTTGTATAAGAAGTACAATAGTCTCGAATTAATATAGTAAAAGGATTTTAAAATGAATTCATTTGCCATCGTTATACTCTTATTAGCATTTCTCGCCCCTGTTCTAGCTGTAATATTATTTAAACAAAGTAAAAAACACAAAGCGGCTATAGATAACCTGACAGCTAACAACATAGCCCTTTCTAACCAACTGATTGAAAATCAAGAAAAACTAGCACAGACCGTACGAGAATTATCAGAGCTTGAAGGGCGAGCAGCACCATTGTGGCAATACGAAGAATTGCACAGCGCAGTAATGGATGCAGAGAATAAGATAAAAAATGCGGACTCAATAGCCAAGCAAAAAATAGATGAAGCCCAAATTAAGGCGGCTAAAACAGTAAACGAAGCAAATTATCAAGCTCAGATGACAATAAGCAACGCTAATAGCGAAGCTATAGCAATCACCAAAGACGCTCGCGATGCACGCCTGAAAGCCAAAGAACGTCTTGATAATGCTAATAATAAAGCAAATGAGCTAATCTCAAATGCTAATGACAATGCAGTAAAAATTATTTCTGATGCAGAAGAAAGAGCAAAGGAGATTGCTGGTTCAGCATATGAAGCTAAAGAGTTTGCAGAAAAATATGAAGCAGTTGCAAAATCAATGAAAAATAAAATTGAAGGTTATGGTGATGAATGGATCATCCCTAACCGTAGTGTACTTGATGAGCTGGCAGAAAATTATGAATTTACAGATGCAGGCAAGGAATTACAAAAAGCCAGAGAGTTAACCAAATCATTAATAAAAACTAATAAAGCTGCTTCGTGTAATTATGTTGAGCAAAACAGGCGTAATACTGCCATAAACTTTGTTTTGGATGCCTTCAATGGAAGAGTTGACAGTATTTTATCAAAAGTCAAACACAACAATTTTGGAAAACTTTCCCAAGAAATAAAAGATGCATTTCAACTAGTAAATTACAATGGCTCTGCCTTTAGGTCCGCAAAAATAAGTGACATCTATCTTCAGGCAAGACTCAACGAGCTAAAATGGGGTGTAGCAGTTAATGAAATTATGCTCGAAGAAAAAGAAGAGCAAAGAAGGATTAAAGAACAGCTTCGTGAAGAGGAAAGAGCTCGTAGAGAATATGAAAAAGCGATAAAAGAAGCTGAAAAAGAAGAAAAAGCTATTCAGCAAGCTATAAATAAAGCAACGAAAGAACTTATGCTTGCAAATGAAGAACAACGCTTAGCTTTAGAGCAAAAAATAGCTGAACTACAGTTAAAATATGAAGAAGCTGAAGCTAAAAATCAACGAGCTATTTCTATGGCTCAACAAACCAGATCAGGCCACGTCTATATCATTAGTAATATTGGTTCATTTGGCGAAGATGTATATAAAATTGGAATGACACGCCGCCTTGAACCACTTGATCGTGTTCGTGAACTCGGAGATGCTAGTGTTCCTTTTTCGTTCGATGTTCATGCGATGATTTATAGTGATGATGCACCATCATTAGAAAACCATCTGCATAAAGTTTTCAACGAAAAGCAGGTCAATAAAATTAACTCACGAAAAGAGTTTTTTAACGTAAATTTAAAAGAAATCAAATCAGTTATTGAAGACATGAACATCAACGCCCACTGGACAATGTTTGCAGAGGCGAAAGAATATAGAGAGTCTCTAGCTATTGAGCAGGAGCGCAAAGCAGCCACTTCCGCCAACGATGAACTACATGTTGCTTAGCAATGTATGTTTCATAGTAATCACACATTGATTACTGGTTACATATACAGTTAAATTTAGCCCTCTGATATGAGGGCTTTTTATGGCAGTACGAAAACTAACCACAGGGAAATGGCTTTGCGAATGTTACCCCGCCGGACGAAGTGGGCGTCGTGTGCGTAAACAATTCGCCACCAAAGGCGAAGCACTGGCTTTTGAGCGCCACACGATGGAAGAAACCGAAGCAAAGCCCTGGCTGGGTGAATCAGTGGATCGTCGAACACTGAAAGACGTGGTTGAGCTATGGTTCAAACTACATGGTAAATCTCTGACAGCTGGGCAGCATGTCTATGACAAATTGCTGTTGATGGTTGACGCTCTGGGCAATCCTCTTGCAACCGATCTCACCTCTAAAATGTTTGCCCACTATCGAGATAAACGCCTGACAGGCGAGATCTACTTCAGCGAGAAATGGAAGAAAGGAGCAAGCCCGGTCACCATTAACCTGGAGCAAAGCTATCTAAGTAGTGTTTTTAGCGAACTATCCCGTCTGGGCGAATGGTCGTATCCGAACCCACTGGAGAACATGCGAAAATTCACCATCGCAGAAAAAGAGATGGCATGGCTTACCCATGAGCAGATTGTTGAATTGCTGGCTGATTGCAAACGTCAGGACCCAATTCTGGCACTGGTAGTTAAGATATGCTTAAGCACAGGCGCACGCTGGCGTGAAGCCGTAAATCTTACCCGCTCACAGGTGACCAAATACCGAATTACCTTTGTCAGAACGAAGGGGAAGAAAAACAGAAGCATCCCTATCAGTAAAGAGCTTTACGAAGAGATCATGGCGCTTGATGGGTTCAATTTCTTCACAGACTGCTATTTTCAATTTTTATCCGTGATGGAAAAAACGTCTATCGTGCTCCCTCGCGGTCAACTCACACACGTTCTGCGCCATACGTTTGCGGCGCACTTCATGATGTCGGGTGGAAACATTCTGGCCTTACAAAAAATTCTCGGACACCACGATATAAAAATGACTATGCGTTACGCACATCTGGCACCGGATCATCTAGAAACGGCGCTCCGTTTCAATCCTCTGGCAACGCTGCCAAGTGGCGACAAAGTGGCGGCAGCGGTTGGCATTACCCCGTAA